ACGTTAAAATGGCGGATTATCTGTAAATGCTAATGGTTCTAATGGTATAACAGTTTCATTTATAACTGGATTTAATTGTTCGACAATAAAATTACCTGTTACAACACTAACATAAACTAACAAAGAATCTCGAATGAGTAATTTTAATGGCTTTGGTTCTTCATCTATATATCGCATTTCCAAAAATTTAGCAATAAAAAAAATAACCGATATAATTCCTGCAACTAAAAATATATTATCCATATTACAATATATTTTTACAATTCTTATTAAATATTAACGCAACGCCAGTCTCTTTGGACTTTTAAAAGGTGGGAAATTTATGCTAAAATTTCTATATCATCTAACAAAAAATCGTTATTTAATTTTACTTCTGGCGGGTTTATAACATGTACATCAAGATCATCTAAAGATACTTCCTCATTTGATATTTTTAATTTTTCATCATCCTCTTCTTCCTCTTCCATCTTTCGTTGCATATTTCTTAATGTGCTAATTTCTTCTAATCTTTCAATTGTTTTTGGCGCATTTATTTCTTCTTCCTTACCATTTTTACCAATTGCTTTATCAACATCGCTAAATTTTAGAGTTACATTATCGTCTTTATCATTTTTACTTTCTATACCTTCTAAAATAGCTACACTTTCCTTTTTCTCTGGTTTTTCAATTACTTGTTCTTTAATTTCTTCAACTACATCTTCTTCAACTGTTTCATCCATATATGCTTTCAAAATACTTTCAACCGGTATACTATCTCTTACCGCATTTAATACACATTCTTGAACTATAATTTCCAATTCTCTATTATGTTTTTGAATTTGTAATGCGGATGTATGTAATTCAAATAAATATACATTTTTATATATTTTTCTAGCTACATATACATATACTTTATGAATAAAATCATCTAATTTTGGTATATTAATATCTATTTTTTTTTGTTTTTGTCCAACACGCATTGCTGTTAGTAATTTTAACTGAATAATATGAATACACGTGACTAATTCTTCTAAATAAGAGCAACCACTTTTTTCAATAATTCGTTTTCTTTCCGTTTCAATAATATTTGCGTTCCATTTTGGGACTCTACTAATAAAATTCTGAAATGTCATTAAATATTTATCGGTTTCTCCGTTTTCTTTACATAATTTATATGACTCATCAAATATTGATTTAAAACCTTCAATTATAAGTGGCGTTAAAATAGTTAATAAACGAGCACCCCATTCGTTTTTTGATTCGTGTAATGAACTAACATTAAAATCATCCATAATGTAAATATTTGATGTTATAATTTTAATATTTAAACTTATTTCTAAAATTGATCAAATAAATATTGTAAAAATAATATATATTTAAAAACAATTTAAAGAAACTATTCGGCTTTAAATTGAAAATAATATATATTTAAAAACAATTTAAAGAAAACCGCGACGTTACATAAAAGATATATTTTCTAAAACAAATGCGTTATCCAAAAACGTAAAATTTATTATAAACAATAATAATATCTTTTCATTCCTTATTTCTTTTCTTACCTTATTAAAAGCAATCAATAATTCATACCGTTTTTCTTCATCTAACATAAATACATCTTCCTCTAATAAATGTATTATATCTATTGCTGAATATGCCTTTTCATATAGTTTTATTATAAATTGTTCTAATTCTAATTCAGACATATTTGGTTTTATATTTTTTTGTAACTCCTTTTTTAACCAATCCAATCGCTGATGTTTTATATCCGATAATTTAAATATTTCTTCCAAATTATGCTTATATAAATTTATCTGTTTATCTTTGTATATTGGCTCTGATATATATATTTCACAAAAACGCGACAATATTGGTCTCAATAATTTATATTTATCTTCCACTATTATAAAAAAACGTGTATTATGACTAAATAATTCTATACATCGTCGTAATGCTGATTGCGCGTCCATTGTTAGTTTATCACCATTCAATAATACTATACTTTTAAATGTATCACCCCCATTTGAATTTATATGTGTCTTCGCAAAAAATTTTAACTCTTCTCTTATAAATTTTATACCTTTACCGTGAGCACAATTTACATACATCACAAAATCTTTTATTTTTTCTTTATTATTTTCATATATCATATTTATAAATTCATTCACTATTGTGCTTTTACCTGAACCACTCGGACCATTAAAAATTATATTCGGTATTTTATGATTATTATAAAAGTATTCCAACTTTTCTTTTATTTCTTTATGTATATTTAATGTCATTTTATTAGTAATATTAAAATAGTGTTTTTATATATTAATATTACGCATTTATTATTTTAAACCGCATTTGTTAAACTATGAGTATAAGGGTTATTTTTAAACGCTTGTAATAAATCGCCTGATATACGCTCACAACCTTGACAGTTGTCATAATATTGTGGTACTTGAGCAATTTTTCCATATGTTTGAACAGATGGACCATTTGGAATAACTGACTGAGGCGCCCATAATCTATTATTGTCTCTGTCTGAATCCAACTTTGACATCGTCACATTCACATTTGAATTAAACTGTTTCGCATTTCCTTGATTCATACGACCCGCAATAGTTTTCTCCTTTGCTTCATTGTTAGTTTGTCTATAAACATAATCATATTGTTTATTTCCATATTTTGATGACATACCCATAAAACTATCGTGATTTACTGTATCACGTTGATTTGCTATCGGTTGCTGTTCATTTACTAAATATGCCGCATTTTCTGTCTGATTTCCAACATAACCGTGTGGTCTAAATATTGTTGTTTCTTTTACTGTTACATCAGGAACATCACCAGGAGTTAATACGTAATTTTTAGGAACTTCACCAACACCATTTCCAAATACACGTATATTATTACTATATTCTTCTTTTCTGGATGGTTTTAATATATCCATTATTGGAGCAATTGCGGCACCAATAGCACTAGCAAATCCAGAACCAAATGTTTGGGGTTGTTGATTTAACGCTCTATTATTAGTATAATTTGTATGACTTTTATGATGATTATCTTTATCATCATGTAATGGAGCAATTGTTGTTGCTTTAGAACAACCAACATCAAATCCTTCTAATTGATTTCGCTTTGATTGCTCGTGTTTTGTTGGAACATAACTAGCAGTTTTTAGAATCGCATTTGGCGTTCCATGTTGAAACTGAGTTGTTTCATTTCTTACTGATGGTTTTACTATATAATCTGGTATTAACTGTCCAGCTTTTTCAGCACCAGTAGTTGTTAACCAACGATCTTGTGTATTAATAAAAAATGTATCTGGACGGTATTTCTCTATTTTACCTTCAATACCAATATTCTTTATTTGACTCTGTGCTGGACCTTGTAACCCTTCTAAATTATATTCTTGTTTTGGATTTGTAGATACACGAAGCTCATCTACTGTTTTTGGCAACCATTTGTCACGCGCTTCCATTCCAGCATTAAAACCATGACTACCTTCACTACCATAACCTTTATCTAAACCTGGACCCACATGTATTGATTCAAATGGTTTCACCATATTATTCTTATTAACTGGATTTTGTCTTGATTGGTAAAAATCACTCATAGTAGGCATACCATATGTCCATTGAACATTATCTTGTGGCTTAAATAATGGAGCTTGTTCTATTTTTTTTATAACTTGAGAACCACCTCCTACATAATTATCTAAAATTGTTTCAGCATTATTGCTATTGTATAATTGACCGTGTGGTTTACCACCATTAAATGGTACCATATTATTATGTTTAAATTCAGTTGATGACATATAATCACCAGTTAATGAGTAAAATTGTTGGATTGTATTGCTAATTGGAACACCATCGCGTTCTTTTTCTTGATATCTATTTTGATTAAAATACTTATCTGTTGCTGCGTTTGGATTCGGATATTCTTGAACGTTGTCAATTAATTCCTTATTATTCATTATCGGATAATTTTGAGGAGCAACATTGGTATTTGGTAAGTAATTGCTAAATATTGATTCGGGTGTTTTTTCTTGTAAATTTGTTCTAATACCCATATTATTAAATCCATCTTTCATATTTGACTTTTTTGTTAGTCCTTCTTTATTTGTTTTTTGATTTGAAATAACATACATTCCTCCTAATGCGACTAATGGGATTGCTAACTCCATATTATATAATATATATATTAATGTTTTTAAAAAAAGTTTATAAACATTAATTTAATTATTTTATTTACAAGGTTTGTTTTACACAATTATTTTTACACATATTTGGACCCGCTATATTATTTTGCGCCTTATATTGTGTATTATAATTATTTGCTGGAACTGTATAAAATTGATCATTTTGTGTAAGACAATCAAATTCTCTAACAAAATTATCCTTTTCCATTATTCTTGTGCTTTTAAAATTTGAAAAAGGTATTTCTGTATTTGCCTGTGGATTATGCGGCAATATATAAGCATGATTTTGTGGTAAATCTTTTGCTGTCCACGCTGGCATAATTACTCTACTTTGTTCTGTTGTTAAAAAATTATCACATATTGGATAATCTATTGGAGAAGCATATACAGACTGTCGTTTATATTTTTCTTGTTCTAAACAATCTCTATTTAATTGTCTATCTATTCCTAAAAGAGAACTTTGAATATCTATTGAATGTGTCCATAAATTTCCACCCCATTTTTGCGGAATAATTTGAGGATCTAAAGCAAAACACGGCTTATCGCCTGTTCCTGGAACATCTAAATACCATCTTTCTTGATCCGTTTGCTGTTGAAGCTGTATTGTTATTCTTGCTGGATCATCATGAAATCTTGTAAATGCCATAATATATATACTTTTTATAAAATTATATAAATTATTATTTATTAAAATAAATCTATTTGAATCATGTATTTTAATAATCTTATAAAAATATATATAATTTGATATTGTATCCTAAATATGTTTAATTATAACTTTCATATCATTTGAACATCTTAACAATTTTTATTGTTAAAATGTTATTTACATTCTTTCACTATCGTTTTTATAAGTAGATTTACCTTTTGTTATAAGGTTCTTATGATAAGTATCGTTCCTG